TGCGCCACTGCGCATCACTGATGCCGGGTACATCACTCGCGCTGGTTGGAACAACACCTTGGCAGAAGATGCTGGTACTTTTGTCGCCGCCGCTACGTTGACGGCCACCACCACCACTGGTGATGTGCGCGGTACGTTCACCCCCTCCTCGGCGGCAGACGGCATCAAGCGCCTTGTGATGGGAATAGCCCTGCCAGCAATCGCAGCAGGCCCGAATGCAACCCGTCTTGGCGCTCTTGGCGTCACGCAAGCCTAAGGAGAGCGACATGGGTCAATTCAAACCAATGGTCAAGATGGAGACCACAGAGCCTTCAGTTATTCTGAAACTCGCAAAAGGTGGCCATGTCAACATGAAGAAGGGCGGCAAGGCCGAGTCTGGTTACAAGAAGATGGCCAGTGGCGGCATGGGTGCCTTGAGCATGATGTCTGACACGCCCGCTCTTGTGGGCCGTCCTGCTGTCAATGCGCCTGTCCGTGCCCCCGGACGCCCTTCCATGTCGATGCGCCGCAAGGCAATGATGGCTAAGGCTCCCGCCGTTATGCCTTCTATGCCCCCGATGAAAAAAGGTGGCAAGGCTGAAGGCGGAAAGATGGACGAGTCGAAAGACAAGGCCATGATCAAGAAAGCCTTCAAGCAGCACGACACGCAAGAGCATAAAGGCGGCAAAGGCACCAAGCTGGCCCTCAAGAAGGGCGGCAAGATGGCCACAGGCGGCGTAGTTAAAGGCCAAGGTGGTTACAAGAAGGGTGGCAAGATTAAGAAAATGGCCGAAGGTGGCGGGTTGCTAGGGGTGCTTGGCGTGGACGACCCTATCGCAGGAGAAACCCCCGGAATGAGGACTCCCAGTTATGGCGGAGGAGGTGGTGGCGGTGATGCAGGGGCTGGCCTTGGGCAGGTCAATCTAGGCGCGGGAACGATTGGCAAGGCTTTGAGTACAGCGGCTCAGGCAATCGGCGGCGGTGGTGGTGCAAATTTGAGTACCCCACCTAATGTTCCCGGTGGCCCGATGAAAAAAGGTGGCTCCGCAAAAAAAGCCTACGCCACGGGGGGAAGTGTTAATTCAGGCCGTCCCGTGGCGATGCCTCAAGGTTCCAAAAAACCATCTAAACCTGTGAGTACAAATTTTCAGGCCGGTACTTTCAAAAAGGGTGGGAAGGTTGAGCGGATGAATGATGGTGGTGATGCTCAGTCCAAAAAAGAGACAAAAGGCTATAAAGGCACTTACGCCACTCAGGAAGCTGAAAATATAGCTGATCGTGAGGCCATGAATCCTTTTAATATTGTCAAAGACCTTTATGGAAAAGCGCGTGATGCAGTTCGCGGGCAAGGCTCTGTTTCCGACAAGGAACGCAGTATTTTTTCTGATATAGAAAAAGGTGTGCCGTCTCCCGCAAAGGGTCAAGGTTCTGTTACGAAAACCGAAAGGTCTGTAACGGTATCGCCAGCAGGAAAGAAACGCGGCGGAATGGCTAATTGCTGAAATAAGGCGGGGGCTTCGGCCCCTGTTTTTTTAGGAGAATAATTATGGCTGATGCAGTCACAAGTCAAACGATTTTCGATAACGAACGCACGGCTATTATGAAGTTTACGAACATCAGCGATGGCACTGGTGAGTCTGCGGTTTTGAAGGTGGATGTTTCCGCACTAAATCCAAGCGCATCAGGCGCTGTTTGCGACAGGGTTACAGTCACCAAAATCTACATCGCCAACCACGGCATGGAAGTCAGAATGTTTTTTGACGCATCAACTGATGTGCCGTTCTTTCTTTCTTCGTCCGGTGCAACGCAGACGCTTGACATGACAGGCTTTGGCGGCATCCCCAACGATGGTGGTGCTGGCGTTACTGGCGACATCATGTTTAGCACGGCTGACGCCTCTTCTGGCGACACCTACTGGTGTATCTTGGAGATGACCAAGGGATATGCGTAATGCCAAGCAAATCACCTTCCCAGCATCGTTTGATGGCGGCGGTCGCAAATAACCCTGCGTTCGCCAAGAAGGTTGGAATCCCTGCCAAGGTGGGGAAAGAATTTGTCCGCGCTGATAAAAAGATGGATAAAGGCGGAGGTGTAAATGCTGCTGGTAACTACACAAAGCCTGAGATGCGTAAGCGTATTGTTTCTCAGGTCAAGTCAGAAGCTACACATGGAACGGCAGCAGGGCAATGGAGCGCGAGAAAAGCACAGCTAGTAGCCAAGCGCTATAAAGACGCAGGTGGGGGGTACAGAGATTGAAAGCCCCCCAGCAATCTCTTAAAGACTGGGGCGACCAGAAATGGCGTACAAAGTCTGGTAAGCCGTCGTCCCAAACGGGAGAGAGATACCTGCCAGAGAAGGCAATTAAAGCCCTCAGCCCGCAGGAATACGCTGCGACTACAAAGGCTAAACGGCAGGGAAAGTCAGCGGGGAAACAGTTTGTGGCTCAACCCAAAAGCATTGCAAAGAAAACAGCCAAGTACAGGTTTTGACTATGGCAAAAAATAACTCACCAGTAACTCGCTCATTAGCCAAGAAGTTAAAGGGCGGTGGCGTGTCTCTTGCTGTTGGTAGGGGTGAAAAACTTCCAACAAAGCAGGGTGCAGGGCTTACGCAAAAGGGTCGAGACAAATACAATAGGGAGACGGGGAGTAACTTGAAGGCTCCACAACCCCAAGGCGGGTCGCGGAAGGATTCTTTTTGCGCCCGTATGTCTGGTGTGGTTGAACATTCAAAAGGGGACGCGCCAAGGGCAAAAGCGTCTTTGAGGCGCTGGAACTGCCCCGGTTGGTAAAAGGACGGGTATGTCATATTCTGGTGACTATGGGCAGACAGTAATCAATGTGCAGACATTGATTGACCACGGTGCAAGACGCTGTGGAAAACTTGCGGAAGAACTTACTTCTGAGCAAGTCCTTTCTGCGAGGCAGTCGCTATACTTTCTTCTGTCCAACCTAATCAATCGCGGCATCCAGTATTGGGCTATCGACAAAGAGGTAATAGGGCTTCAGGCGAACAAATACCGCTACACGCTGCCTGCGGGTGCGGTTGACGCATTAAACGTGTTGTACCGCACTATGAACCGCCCCACGGGGACGTATACCTCGTCTGCTGGCGGAACTATCGCAAATCTCTACGATAACGACGTTGACACCTTTACCCAACAGGCGTCGGCAAACGGGAGTTTCACGGTCAATTACGGGACGTCAAACCCCATCTATGCGGGTTCTATTGGCTTTCTGCCCTACATTGCTGGCGGCGGGACAGGAACTTGGAATATTGCGCTCCAATACTCGTCTGATGGGGTGACGTACACCACGTTGCAGAACCTTGGAGCCGTTTCGGTTGCGGACAATACATGGGTGTGGACGGATATAGACCCCGGTCAAAACGTCGCTTTCTACCGAATTGTTGCCTCTGGTGGCACTACTCTAGCCCTTCGCGAGTGGTATATCGGCAATAACAGCACTGAGGTGATGATGTCTCGCCTGAACCGCGACGACTACACCAATTTGCCTAACAAAAACTTTACCGCAAACCAGCCGTTTCAGTTTTGGTTTGACCGCACCATTCCGGAACCAACGCTGTACCTTTGGCCTGCTCCGAGCGACCCGTTTGTTCAAATGACTGTTTGGTACTCAAGTCAAATCATGGATGTTGGTGCGTTGACGAATGAACTGCAAATCCCGCAGCGCTGGTATGAGGCAACGGTGATGATGTTGGCGCATAGAATGAGCCTTGAATTGCCCCAAGTCCCGATGGACAGGGTTGGCTATCTAGAAAAGATGGCGGAGAAGTACCTGTACGAGGCCGAGCAAGAAGAGCGCGACAAGTCGCCGATTTACTTTGCCCCCAACATTTCAGTTTACACAAGATAATGCCTACGTTCTTAGACACCAGAGGACTAGCGTCGTTGGCTATCGGGATTTGCGACCGATGCAAAATGAAGCGCACCTTTGTGTCTTTGGGTATTGATCCAAACTTCCCCGGTTTGCGGGTGTGCGATCAAGGTTGCAAGGACAATTTAGATCCATATCGGTTGCCTGCTCGCAAGACTGAGCGCATCAACCTTCGATTCGCTAGGCCCGATGTCAGTGTTGCTGTTGACCCAGACGCTCTAATTACGGGGCCGTATCAAAATTATGAGATATCCCCAGAAAATAATCAAGATACGCCCTCCAACAATGGCAATCTTGACAACCTGAGTCCATAACGTGGCCAATGTAACTATTACGCAATTGCCGTCTGCTGGGGCGATTACTGGCACAGAATTAGTCCCTATTGTGCAAGGCGGGGTGACCGTCCAGACAACAGCCGCCGCGCTTGCTGGGTCGCCAGTCCAGACGCAAACCTTCTTGACGTTAAATCAGGAGGCCACACTAGCAAACAGCCGTAGGCTGTCCGCAGGGACGGGTGTAGGGCTTACGGATGGCGGGGCGCAGTCAACCCTACAAGTAACTCTCAACGCAGCCTCTGGGAGCCTAGAAGCGGCTGGGACGGGCATGATTGCCAAGACCGCCAGCAACACGGTTGCGGCAAGGACGATGACGTCGTCTACCGCTGGGCTGTCTGTCACCAACGGGGACGGGGTAGCGGGTGCGCCTGCTTTTGCGTTGACTGGGGTTGCTTTGGCGGTTGCCGGGGCGACTGGGACAGGGGTTCTGGCTCTTAACAGTTCTTCGACCATTGCGACCAGAATAATACTTGGAACGGCGAGCCAGATTAGCATTACAGACGGGAACTTTGTCAATTCGCCAGTTATTGCGATTTCCAGCGACCCGATTGTTCCCGGTTCAGGCGGGATAGTTATCCCGGTGGGAACCACTGGGCAACGAGGATCCAGCACCGACGGCACGTTGCGTTACAACACCACTACGGCGTCATTTGAGGGTTACGCTAACGGCGCATGGGGTTCAATTGTCAGCGGCGCGGGTGTAAGTGCAATCTCTTTTGGTTCAACTGGCCTGACTCCCGCCACATCGACTACAGGCGCTGTAACGGTGGCGGGAACATTGTTGGTAGCCAGCGGAGGCACTGGGGTCACCACATCCACAGGAACGACGAATGTTGTGCTGTCCAACAGCCCAACGCTGGTAACGCCAAATCTCGGCACTCCAAGTTTTTTGCTTGGCACAAACATCACGGGAACTGCGGCAGGGCTGACGGCTGGGACGGTCACGACAAACGCCAACCTAACTGGTGATGTGACATCAGTAGGGAACGCAACCACGTTGGCCACAGTTGCTTCGGCAGGTTCTACAGGGTCTAGCACAGCGATTCCTGTCATCACCATCAATGCCAAAGGCTTGAC